AAAGAAGAGTACTACAACGAATTGCTTTTATGTAACGGATTTACAGAAGAGCAAATAGAAGAGATGTCAGAAGAAGACAAAGAAATGAATTTAGGATTTCAATAATTATAAACCAATGAACAAAACAGAAACAAAACAGAAACCAGTAAAAGTAAGTAGGACTATTTCAGACCTATACAAGAGTAAAAGAAAGGAGAGTAGATTTAAATACTCATTCGTAAAACGTTAAATTATAAACAAACAAAAACAAAGTAAAAATGAAAGACGACAAAAACAGAGTATCTATGGTTAACATAAGACTGACAGAAAATGATAGACGTCAGCTGGAACTCGAAGCTCTTAGGTTAAAGATTACCCTATCAGAATTAATCAGAAATCAATTACCAATTAATAACAATTAAAACAAACAAAATGACAAGATTAAAAGTAGGAACAAACGATTCAATGTTAAAGATTCACTTAGCTAAAGTAGAATCAAAAAAGAAACTAGCTAATGAGATTATAGCATTATGTGAGCAATTTATTACCATAGACAACAAGCTAGAATTTTTAGCTGATGTTACTGGGAATTTTGAGGTAGAATTTAATGAGCAATTCGCTGATGTACTATATCCTAAGATTTCTCTAAGTGAAAAGTATATGCTTATGAATGTGAATATTAAACTAATACTCGCACTAGCCAATCAGTACAATTCAAACACTATCCAGTTAGATGAGAGCTTAGAATGTGAAACTCCAGACTTTGGTATTTATCTAACAGATGATAAAGCTATTAAGACTTATAAAGAACGTATAGCAATGGTTAAAGCTATTGAGAAGTTTGAAGGTCAAGGTCACTATGTTAATCTATCTAAAGTGCTTCAAGCATTCCCTGATTCATTTCACTATGATTATTCTACTAGCAAATTTAACCCAGTATATTAAAACGTTAAATTATAAACAAACAAAAACAAAGTAAAATGGAGAACAAGAAAAGAGTATACACAGTATCTCAAGATGGACTTGAGTTAATTAAGCATCACATGAAAGAGCTAGGATTAAAAGCTAATAACACTACAGCAGTAGATTTCGCTGTTAATATGTTAGCTAGTACAATTCACAGAGCTTATGTAAAAGAGATGGAGAATGAAAATAACGGATAAAGCACAAACAAGGAAGAACACACCAGTATACTCTGGAGTACTTAAATACTTTCCTAATGCGTTAAAGGAGGTTTCTAAGGCATCTAAAGCTGGAAACGACCAACACCATCCAGATAAACCATTACATTGGGATATGGACAAGAGTAAGGATGAATACGATGCATTAGTAAGACATCTGATAGACCATTCTAATGACCCAATGGATGATGATGGAGTACTACACTTAACAAAAGTAGCCTGGAGAGCTTTAGCTGGACTAGAGAGATTTTTAACTAATAAACAATAAACAAAATGATTAAGAAAATTATAACAGTAGGAGTATTAATAACGACAATAATTGCGTTGAACTCATGTCAAAAAGAAGACATTAAAAAAGTAGATAACACAGCTAATATCGAGAAGACCTTAGACCAATTGACTCAAGATGAAGATTTCATTAATAACAACTATTCAACTAAAGCAAGTTTGCAAGGTGAATGGGAGAGAGTAGCTATCCGATGGGTTTCAGATTGGGGAGTAGGTGTAAAGAAGTACAATGAAGATTTACCTTACACAGAGAGATGGATGTTTAATGGTGTAGATTTTTCAGTATCTAAAATGGACACAGTAACAACAGACTGGAATGTGTTTAGAACTGGTACAATGACTCAAGGCAACAATTCTAATGTGTTTTTTGTAGAGAACAGAATACCAGATACAGACTTTTTGAACTCAAAGTTTGTTGTAGTTTCTAACAATGGTGTAGAGCTTAAAGTTAGAATGAAGACTAAGAACTCAAATAATCTTAGAGCTAGAATCTGGTTCAAGAAAGTATAGATAACTTAGTTTAGATAGTTATTTTTATATATATTTGCATATATTAATTTAAAAACAGTAAGTAATGATTGAAAACAAAACAGAAACAAAAGTAAACATCTACAGAAGTTTAGCTTCATTCCAGCAAGAGGTAGAAATTATCCATAAAGGTACTAAGGGTTACGGTTATTCGTACTCAGATTTACCAACAATCTTCAAGGTAATTAACCCATTGTTACAAAAGAATGGCTTAGGCTTCACACAGTTGCTAGATAACAATAGCATAATAACAACTCTATTCCATATCGAATCTGGAGAGACTATAACTAGTACTAGCAATATACCAAGTGATGTGTCTCTTAAGGGTATGAATGAGTTTCAAGTGTTAGGTTCAGCGGTTACATATATTAGACGATATGCATTATCTAGTATGTTAGGTATTATTACAGATAAAGATACTGATGCTAGTGGCGAACAGTTACCTAAGAAAGTAAGTGTTGGATTAAATAACTACGGCAAAGATAAACCAGCTATTTCTAACGATAGATTTGAGAAAGGTGTAGAGAAAGTATCTAATGATGAGATAACTAAGGATGCATTTTTAAAGATGTTAGAGAGCTTTGAATTGTCAGAGGTACAGAAAGCATCATTAAAACTATTATAAGATGGCAGAACTGAAGATAAGAGCTTCTCAGCTTGGTCGCATAATGTCAGACGATGCTAAGAATAAGATATCAGACAAACAGCTCCTCACGTTAGAGGGGTTGTTGTCTAAGATAAAGCTGACAGAAAAACAAGCGGAGCTTAGAGATGTATTACTGCTGAAAAGAGATGCTAAACCAGAGCTATCTACTGGAGCTAAGACATACATTAAAGAATTATGGTTAGAAGATAACTACGGAATCAAACAAGAGATTAATAGTAAGTATCTAACGAAGGGAAACGATGTAGAGGACTTATCTATTCAGTTGGTTGAGACAATGCTAGACCAAGAGAATCTGTATAAAAATGATGAGTATTTTGAGAACGATTATGTAAAAGGTACTCCAGACGTAATAACAGATACTTGTGTTATAGATGTTAAAAGCTCATGGTCTGCGGCTACATTCCCATTCTTTGATGAGAAGCTAAGCAACAAGAACTACGAATGGCAATTAAAGTCTTATATGTGGCTTACTAATCTTCATGAGTCTTATCTATCTTATTGTCTTGTACCTACACCAGAAGTCTTAATACTAGATGAGATGAGAAGAGTGAGCTGGAAGAGAGGAGAAGGTGGCGAAGTATCTAAGACCGTAGAGAATGAAGTTAGGCAATACTTTGACATCTCAGAGATTCCAGTATGGGAAAGAGTAAAGTCTTTTAAGGTGACTCTTAAAGGAGAAGATATAGCTAAGATAAAAGAGAAGGTAAATCTAGCTAAAGAATACTATAATCATTTAAAATAAAAATATGATTGATTTAAGAAAAGGAAATTGTTTAGAAGTAATGAGAGACATTCCAAGTAGCTCAATAGATGCTATAATTACAGACCCTCCATACGGCACTACTGCTTGTAAATGGGATAGTGTAATAGACTTTGATTTGATGTGGGAACAGCTTAATAGAATTATAAAGTCTAATGGTGCAATAGTTCTTTTTAGCCTACAGCCTTTCACAAGCGCTTTAGTTATGAGTAACCCTAAGAGGTTTAAATATGAGTGGGTATGGAAAAAAAACCTTAAAACAGGGTTTCTAAATGCAAAAAAAATGCCCTTACTTAACAATGAGAATATATCTGTATTCTATAGTAAGCCTCCCACATACAACCCTGTAATGGAGAAAAGAACTACCTTAAAGGCGGGTAATAAAAAACAATCAACGTCAACAGATAACTACGGAGATTATAGTAAGTCGTTTAGCGACAATCAAACAGGCTTCATATACCCTAGTAGAGTTATAGAGAATATAAAGTGCGTACATAATAGCTCTAATGACAAGGTGGCACACCCTACACAAAAGCCTGTACCTCTTATGGAGTACTTAATAAAAACATACACCAACGAAAATGAAACAGTATTAGATTTTACAATGGGTAGCGGTTCGACTATGGTAGCTTGTCAGAATACCAATAGAAATGGGATAGGCATAGAGATGGATGAGAATTATTTTAACATAGCAAAACAAAGAATAAAAGAAAACGAATATAAATTAATATAAAGTTGTTTGGAAGTTTTAAACGACATATATTTGTACCAGTTAATAATTAATAAATAATAACCGATTAAAAAGTAGAATTATGAATTACAAAGTAAAAGGAACAATTGCTTCTATTGGAGAGAAGAAAGTACTAGACAACGGAGCAGTAGTGTTAGACTACATCGTTGAAGAGACAAGTGAGAATGGATACGTAACTCCTTACTCATTTAACATGTACAAGACAGCAGACTATGTAGACTTTATTAACAAGTTTATCGAGTTCAACAAAGTAGGAGACAACGTAGAAGTAGAGTTTTCAATCAGAGGTAAAGAGTACAATGGTCGTACTTACAACTCACTATCTCATTGGCGATGTGACAAAGTGTCAGATGGAGCAACAACAGAAGCTCCAGTAGTAACTGAAGAGAGTGACGGATTACCATTCTAAATTAATATAAACCTAGAACCCTCACTTTAATCGGTGGGGGTTCTTACTTATTACCTATGAGATATAAAGATATTATACTAGCTATTTTGAGTACAGAAAACGGAGCTATAACTACAGTTAATAATGTTCATTATGAGAACATACACAAGACAGTCC